ACAATTCCCTGCCGATAAGGAAGAAGTGATTAAAACACATACGACATGAAAGCAATCATTCAGGAAGTAATCTTTAAAAAAGAGTTTGAAAGCAGGTTTGGCCCGATGTTTACTTTTCATATAAAGTATGACGACCAGGTTGCTGTTTATAACTCAAAGTCAAAAGATCAAAAGAAGTTTGTTGCTGGCGAAGAGGCTGAATTTACTGAGGAGACAAAAACCTACACTGCAAAAGACGGAACGGTAAAAGAATATTTGGTTATTAAACCACCCGTACAGAACCGTCAGTCAAACTTTGGTAAGGCTCTTAATAAAGAAAAATCCCGTTATTCTGGATTTGCTGTCAGTTATGCAAAAGATATGGCTGTTGCCGGAAGGATTCAGGTAACAGAACTTGCCGATTACGCCTGGGTACTTTTTGATCTTATGGTTGAAATGGACAAAACTCTTGAGCAATGATTATACATAACATGGAACAAGGCTCGGAGGCTTGGCATGAGATCCGTTGCGGACGTGTTACAGGAACACGTTTTAAGGCACTTGTAGCGAAGGATAGCACAGATACATATAAAGACCTACTCACAAACATTGCGTGCGAAATAATCACTCACAGAGCGGAAGAAACGTATTCTAATGCTACTATGGAGAAAGGTATCGAGACGGAACCTATTGCCAGAGCTTTTTATGAGGAAATTACAGGCAATAAAGTTAAGACCTGTGGATTTATTACCCGTGATGAAGATGATGAGTTTGCGGAGTGGATCGGAGTTAGTCCTGATGGTATGCCAGAAGGTGGCTTACTTGAGATCAAATGCCCGCTGATGCGTACTCATATGGAATATATAATGTGGAATAAATTACCAACGGAATATCATAAGCAGGTACAGGGGCAATTATTTATAACTGGATTACCGTTCTGTGATTTTATGTCTTACTGCGAAGGAATGAAACCTTTCTTAATTCGTATATATCCTGAGCCGGAATTATTTGCTGTGTTTGAACAACGATTGCGGATTGCTATCACTCAGGTAAAAGAACTATTAAATAATTATCATAAATACTCATACGATGAATAAATGTATCTTATTCGGCAATGTTGGTAAAGACCCGGAAGTCAAGACTTTCGAGGGTGGTAATAAGGTAGCAAAATTCTCATTGGCTACAAATAAAAGCTATACAAAGAACAATGAGAAGATCACTGAGACATCATGGCATAACATTGTCCTCTGGGGCAAACTGGCCGAGCTGGCTGAGAAGTATGTTAAGAAAGGCAATTCAGTAATCATCGAAGGTGAAATTAATTACCGGAGTTACGAGAATAAAGACGGAGTGACTATCTACGTTACTGAGATCAATGGTGACAGACTCCATTTTGCAGGAGGGAAGAAAGAAGATGAGTTAGTACCAAAGACAGGGAAAGTACCAACGAAAGCCATGAGTGATACAAACGAACTTCCAGGGAATATTGATGATGGTTCTGTTCCTGATGATCGTGATATCCCATTTTTATGAAACTATTATTACGAAATACAATCTCTGGCCTCGTGCCTTTGTACCCTTCGGATTATGATGAGAAACGTAAACTGAAGCTCGGAGAAGACTACGAGGCAGAGATTAAAAACCCTCGTAATGTTGGTTTCCATCGCAAGTTCTTTGCACTCGTAAATATCGGGCATGAGAATACTCATCTTGATATGCCCTTTGAAACTTATCGAAAATACATAATTATGAAGGCCGGATTTTTTAAGTCATACCAGACACCTAAAGGGACATTCTTTGAACCTGATTCAATTAGTTTTTCGAGTATGGAACAAGATCAGTTTGAGGAGGTTTATTCAAGAGTTCTTGATAAGATTATTGAGGATATTGGAGCAACAAAAGATGAAATTGAGAAGCAATTAATATCGTTTATGTAATGCTTAATCATACAAAAGTCTATATGAAATATTTCGATTACGTTGTTGCAGAGGAGATAATCTGTGAGGCATGTGGTAATTTGGCTGTGGATATCCATCATATCAACGGCAGGGGGAAGGATAAGGATGTCATTAAAAATCTTATGGCACTCTGCCGGAAGCATCACACTCAGGCACATGAGAAGATACCAAAGTCAGAGATGCAACTGATACATAACTACTTCCTGCAAGGCACACGTAAACAATTTTTAAAATGAAAACAATAAAAGAAATCGAACGAGAAATTAACGCTGAAATTAAATCAGTGACAAAAGAAACAACTAAAAGCGAAGCGAGTGCAGTAAAAAGAAGATTGGTTTTTTTGAGGCAGTGTAAGATATATTTGGAAACCGAACCGAGACCGGAATTTATAGCTTCGGAAATTGCGGCAACTAAACGCAAACTTGATTTAATCCCTACGCATTATGAAGCCTGGCAGGTCGGGAAAGTATTGTCAAAATACAATGATCCTTATAATTCATTTTTGACAGAAATGAATTATTCAAACCTGAAAACACAATTAAAAACACTAAGATTCCTATATGAAGATTAAGCAAGTTTATATCCCGTACTGGGAATGGGAAGACTTCATAAATGGAATGTGGCGTAAGATCCCAAAAGAACAAGAACCGGAGATGTTAAAAATAGCAATAGAATTTACAGGTAGCCCCATTAAGTATGGAAATGCAATGAAGCAAATAATTTATGAATGGCCTCGTACAATGTTGAATACTCTGACAAATTTGAATGTTAATCGAAGGGCTTTTTTAGGTCATTGTGCTTGCCAGTTTGCAATAAACTGTCCTGAATATATTACACGTCAGGCATGGCATGAATTAACTGATATGCAGCGATATTTAGCCGATAAAGTAGCACAACAAACAATAGATAAATGGTGTTCGGAATATGAAAGAAAAAATCAAATTATACATTCTGACATGGCAGAACAGATGTTACTCTGGCGGGATTCCTGATGAAGTACCTATGGAAATATTTGACCAAGTTCCTTCATATAAAAGAATTTGTATTGCAATCATGAAAAATGATACGGTACTTGAATCTTTGGGATTTACTCGAACTCCCTGTATGATTTATAAGTTGATAAAACGGAAAGAAATTGAAGAACGTGAAATTTATCCTAAACAATTAAAATTATTCCGATGAATGTTTATATAGCAGCACAGCAAAGATTAAAAGTAATATTCAATGATTTTGAAAACGTTCTGGTCGCTTTTTCCTGCGGAAAAGACAGCGGAGTTATGTTAAATATGGCGTATGATTATGCTAAAGAAAATAACATGCTTCATAAATTAGCTTTTTACTATGAAGATTACGAAGCAAATTATAAGTATACTCATGAATACGCTGATCGAATGTTTAAGTCTATTGATGTCCGGAGATATTGGCTATGCCTTCCGATAAGTGCGGCCTGTTCGGTATCAATGTACGAAACCCGTTGGGTCCCATGGCATCCAGATCAGAAAGACATATGGGTACGCAAAATGCCCGACTATCCTTATATAATCAATTTAGAAAACTGTCCCTATCCGTTTGCAATAGGGACAAAGGGATTTGATGCAAGGATACAGTTTGCAGAATGGTATTCAAAAACACATGGCAAGACTGCCGTTTTGATCGGGATACGTGCAGATGAATCCCTAACACGTAGATCAATATTTACAAGTCAGCACCGGAGATTTATGCATAAGGGATTAAGATACTCAACAAAAGTTGATCAGAACACTTATAATTTCTATCCTATTTATGATTGGAAAACTGATGACATTTGGGTTTGTAATGCTAAATTTGGGTATGACTATAATAAACTTTATGATCTTTATTATCAGGCAGGATTGAATTTTGATCAGATGAGAACAGCAAGTCCTTTTCATCAGTCCGGCCAGGATAATTTAAAACTATATCGAGTAATTGATCCGCATAGTTGGGGAAAGATGGTAGGTAGGGTAAATGGATGTAATTTCGGCGGAATATACGGTGGAACTTCGGCAATGGGATGGAAAAACATTACTAAGCCTAATCATTTTACTTGGAAGCAATATGCTGATTTTTTAATCGGAACGCTACCTGATAACACAAAAAAAAAGTTACTTTATCACCTTGATCGCATTATGAAATCTTGGGAGAATGAAGGTTACGGACGTAATCCCAGAATAATAAAAGCAATGCAGGAAGAAGGAATTGAGATTGAAAACACGCATGAAATATCAAAGTTATGTACAAAACCAGATGTTTATGAAATCGTTAAAATTAAATCAGGTGTACCAGAGGACACCAATATCCCAAATTTCCGTATCTGTCCAAGCTGGAAGAAAGTTTGTATAACAATAATGAAGAATGATTTTGCCCTTACCTATATGAGTGTGTCAAGAACAAAGGATCAGAATTTATTGAAGAAACGTGGACTACAAAAAGCATACGCAATATTATGAAATACCAAGATATTTGGATTAATGGAGAGGTTACGGAACGAGGCAAAAGAGAATGCGCCGCAAGATATGAAATCATCAGGCAGTTTTGCATAACCTTAAAACAACCATTTACTGTTTGTGATATTGGTGCAAATATGGCATATTTCGGATTAAGATTAATTGATGATTTTGATTGTTACGTAATAGCATTTGAATTTCATCAATTTGAAGAAAGAGCAAAGATTATTAATCTGAATAAGACAGCAAAGTTAATTTATATGAATAGGAAAATAAGTCTTAATGATCTTGATATTTTGAAGCAGTTTTGCCATTTTAATTTGATTTTGGCATTGTCTGTTTTGCATCACGTACCAGGCTCAGTGAAAGAATGGATTGAAAAATTACAGAAATTTACGGATAATCTGATTATAGAGGTTGCTTTAGATGACTCAAAACGAACTAAAACAAGGAAAGAATATATTATTCCTGCCGGGGAAATACTCGGTTATGGAGATAGTCACCTGAAAGAAAATTTTAAACGTCCAATAATATTATTATGAAAGAACAAACTTTATTTGAAGAACCAGAAGTTGAAACATCGAAAGATTATCAAAGTCCGGTTTATAGTACATTAAAAGTTCATATTAGCAAGATCAGGGCTAATGCCTATAATCCTAATGCAGTTGCGCCTCCTGAAATGAAACTCCTGGAATTATCTATCTGGGAAGATGGATTTACAATGCCATGCGTTTGTTATTATTTGAAGAACGAAGATGTCTATGAGATAGTTGACGGCTATCATCGTTATACGGTTTTATTAAAAAGTGATCGGATAAGAGAGCGAGAGAAAGAAATGCTTCCAGTTGTGGTTATTGATAAAGATATTTCAAACCGTATGGCCTCTACTATTCGTCACAATAGAGCCAGGGGATCGCATAATATTGAATTAATGTCGAATATTGTTACCGATCTGGTTGGGGCTGGAATGTCAGATGGATGGATTTTAAGGCATATTGGAATGGATAAGGACGAATTATTGCGCCTTAAGCAAATAACCGGGATAGCTGCATTATTTGCAGATAAAGAATTTTCTGAGGTAAGAAAAGACTTAGAGATAGGAGATCAAGGAGATGAATAAGAAACCACATTTAACCGAATTGCTTGCATTGCTTGATAAACCTGCGTTAAAAAAATGGGCAAATCAACAGGGATTAAAAGGAATCGACATAACCAAAGAGTCGAGCAAATGGATGAGTGCCGGTACGTCAATTCATTCACAGATTGAAAATTATATAAGAAAAGGAGAGCCATTTATTAGTGAGGTGGATCAGTCTTATTTTAAATGCTTTATTGCCGATAAGGAGATATTAGGACTTGAAAATAGCATTGAAACAGAATGGTTTAAAGGCAGATACGATATTAAGGTCAAATGGAAGGGTAAAATTTATTTAATGGATTTTAAAAATAATTCCAAGAGAATTTATTTTGAGAATAAACTGCAATTAATTGGTTATGGAATGGCCGAACAATGTGATTGTTTTGCAGTTGTTAGTGTCCCATCCTTTACTGTGATGAATTTTAAGGTTGATAATCGTGAACCTTACGAGAAGATATTAAAATGTTTATCGGAAATATATACTTTAAAATCAATAATTGATAATCCCGATATTGAAGTCGGATGTTTGCGAGATTAAAAAATAATTTCCCTCAAAAAGTTTGCGAATCAAAAAAATAGAATTAAATTTGTGATACCAAATTAAGCGCAAAATGAATATAATTGATTTTATCTTATTAACAATACGCCCCGTTACAGGGAATAATACCATCAGATGGAGTTTGCGCTCCCAGGGTCTGGTGGTTTTTTATTTCACTGGACGGGGTTTACTTTTATTATGAGTAAAGACCCTGCAATATTATTTTATACTGGTGACTTCTTAAATGGGTGTACTGATCTAACATTTGAGGAAAGAGGTCAGTACATTACATTACTTTGTTTACAACATCAAAAAGGACATTTATCAGAAAAAACCATTAGGTTATCGGTAGGTTCTGTTTCGGTTGATGTATTAAAAAAATTTAAGCAGGACGAAAACGGCAATTATTTCCAAAACCGGATGGAAGAAGAAATACAAAAAAGATTGCATTTTCTTGATACTCGATACTTTAACGGCAAAAAAGGGGGAAGACCTTTAAAAGCTAATAGAAAACCTAATAAGAAACCTAATAGAAAACCTAAAGAAAACCTACCTGAAGATATAAATATAAATGAAAATAGAAATAGAATAGATAATGAATGGTTGAGGTGGAAAAAATTTAAAGTGGATGAATTTAACTTTAAATATAAAAGTCAAATATCTGAAGATGCGGCGAAGAAAGAATTAATAAACTTAGCTGGTAATGATGAGGAAACAGCGATTAAAATAATTGAACAATCAATAGCAAATGGATGGAAAGGATTTTTTAAACTCAAATCAAATGGAACAAATAAATCAGGTGGTGCAACAAATAAAGAACTTACCGAGCTCCTTGCCAGCAGACTTGGAGTTGAAAAGTGAAATAAGCATTTATAAGGACGGACCATTAACTGGACCATGTTTGGTTAATTCGATTGCTATAATTCAAAAAGCATTTCCGAGTTTACCGATAGGGTTTTATGATGTTTTCACTTTCCGATTGGCAGAGAATGGATTTACAGATGATAGGTTAAAGGATGCTGTTAATAATGTTATAGATACCTGCTTATACCCTACTCCGACAATTGCACAATTCATTTCCTTTGATAAAAGAGTTAAGGTTTTCAAATACCCGGATATTGTGAAAATGGTCGAGGATGGCGATATGAACGCATTTAACAGATATAAAAGAATTGAATTGCCAGGATTACCGGAAGCAGTTTGGATTCACGTTAATGATATTGCAAAATTTAATATTAAAAGTCATGAGTAAGCCTAAAGGAAAGCAATCAGTAAGATCAGCCGTTCAAAGATTATATCCGGAGATGCCATTAAGATTTTCAATGATTTCACTCCATGCTATGGTAGCAAGGGAGATTAACCGGCCTTATGTATTCATGGACACGATAAGAAGAAAATTATTTGAGCTTAGGGAAGAAGGTCTAATTAAGTTTGAGAATGTTGATAAGGCAAAAAGTATTTATCACAAACTCGAAAGGTTATGATCTCAAAAATTGAAGCGATAGTTTGTGAAGGAGAGGGGTTTGAACCTAGTCAGATCCATAACCATTGCCGGGACTTAGAATTAAAGGAAG